GCAACTATAACATCACTAGATGCAGCCGCCTGACTTGTTTGTAATTTAGCAACTATATTAGCATCAGTATATTCAAAGTTTAATGAAGGGTCGTATATTAACCCCCCCAACGTTGTATCACCTAAAATTTCTTTTAACTCAACAGTATCACCAAAAAAAACAATCTTGTAGGCATAAGCTGCATTGTCTTTTAAGTCTACGCTTTTAAATTGTATTTTCCCTTTCTTGTAGTCAATGCCGTTTAGCTTTATAATTGCATCGTGTCTGTATCTTGCATCAAAACTATTTAATACATTCTCATTTTCGTAATGCCTAAATAGCTTACTGTTTGCCTTAGAAGCTGGTAGATTAAATTGCTGACTAAATGGCGTAAAGACTTTTCCAATGTCCCTAACGTTTAATATACTATCTGTTATAGTTATACTTTCGTCTTTAAATAAGTCTACCCTAATATAGTCGCTAGTTAATAGGTATTGAGGCAATGTGCTTAATGAAGTAGGAAACAAATCAAAACTTAAAGTAACTTGAGTGTCGCTATCTATTGCCGTAATTGTAGCACTTTGACTATCTAAGTTGCTCGTGATAATATCGCCAACTTGGGCAAATATAGTAAACTGAGCCGTTGTGTCAATTAACTTGTTTGTAGTTAAACTTGAAACCGATCCGTTAATCCTCTTATATCCTTTTATATAAAGCTCTAATATTTGCATCTAGCGAATGTTGTTTATAGTATCGTAAGCAAACTCTATTTCTATTGTGTAGTTTATTAGCTTATCATTTAACGATGTTTTATATTCAAGACTAGAGCTACTAACGTTTAAAGGCAGTGTTTGGTTGTTTACTTCAATCCAACAGTCTTCGCTTAACTGCATCTGTTTAAATATTTCATTGTAAGCCTCTGGATAAAACCCAGTGTTTAAACTTAATTTCTCGTTTCCGTTTTTAGTCAATACCTTTTGCTGATGTCTGCTAGTATCATATGATGCACCCACCACTATGTTTCGTTTAAATTTTTCAGTCTTAGTAGTTAAACTCTCTCTGCTACTCTTAAAAAACCAAATGTCTTGCAAAGCTCCAAACTTGTTAATAAAGGTTACTTTATAAGGCTGGTATTTACACTCCTCTATGTTTTTAACTTTAATCAATGTAACTCCGTTTGATCCGTCTAAGTAAATAGTATCCACCGGAAAAATAGCAAACTCATTGTTAAACTCTTCTAAACAAATGCTACCCTCGAAAGTTCCTCCGTCTAATAAAACCCTTTGCTCAAAATCATCAGCTCCATTTGTTGTGTTTGTGATATATTTTATTTGATCTACGCTTTCTAGTGAGCTAGATATTGCTTGTGTATATAACTGCTCTCCTTTATAGTAAAACGACACGCTTGTTGTACTACTCGAGTCTACTGGCAAATTAACTGGTGCATCGTCTAGTTTTAATATGGTTGTGTTTGATTGCAATAAACTTTGTAGGTTTTGAGGGTTTGCTCCGTCTTCAAAAAACCCATAGCCATTGAACCCTCCTAGAGTTGTAAAACCAGTATAAGATCCAGCTCCTGACGTGGTAGTGCTTAAACTTCTGTAATCCACCCAAACATTAGTACAGTCGTAATCTCCGTCAAACGTGCTTAAAATGTAATCACTTACAAGCTCGGCAATTTCAACAGTTACAGTATTAGTAATAGCAACAGACGTAAGCCTAAACAAACTGCCAGTCGTTCGGTCTGTTATTTTAGTGCCAGTGTATATCCAGATATCAAAGTCTACTTGTATTAGGTTTGTAGCCGTAAGGCTTATATAGTAAGGACTCCTTGTGTTAATTTTTGCCATTGTATTCTTTTATTATAAATTCAGTAAAGTCCATTACATCGACTCTGTATTGTTTATCCAGTCTTTTACTTATGCTTTTTAAATACTTGTGATAGGGTTTAGTGTAAAACAAGCTAGGCTTAATACCGCCTTTGAATATAGATCTAGCAATTAAAAACTGTAACGTCTTTCTAGGCATAAACCTTCCTTTGTCATCTCTAGGTGCTATGCCCTTTCTAACAGTCCACTTGTCTAAGCTACTAGGTGGAGGCATCTTATCCGTATAAGAGTATGGTGTGTCATATTTTGTTTCCGTCCCACTGACTCCTTTGTCTACAAATGTAGCATAGTCCTCCATTAGTATTTGAAACTTTAACGTATTGTTATCCTCAGTAACTGGTGTGCCCTTAATGCTCTCCTCTAAAGCTCCTCCGCCTTTTTTTGCAGCGATTAAGTTTTCTTTAGACTCCATTACTATAAGGTCTCTCACTTCTGCCAACGCGTCTTTTAAGTTTTCGTAAGTCATTTTAACAAGCGTCTATGTTATTCATTACTACTAGACTAAATGTTGCTACCCAGCCAGCGACTTGGTTTTCAAAGCGATCTCTAAACGGCTCAATGTTTACGCTGCTTTCTAAGTGATATGCATCAAAGTGTTGGTTTCCCTTTCTAAGTTGTTGTAGGAATTTATTTAATACCGCTAACTGTGTGTTTAAAACGTCTTGCTCATTGTCATTGCCTCTAAAGATATCGACTGTTTCGCTCTTACTTACGTCTACAATGTCCATAGCCATAATGCTAAGGTTGAATGTCATTATCTGTCCATTCTCCGTTACACTGTTTACAATTATATGCGACAAAGGAAAAATGTCTTGCTTGTTTAAATTGACTTGAGTTATATCGCCTTCTGTAACTGTGTTAATGTTTACGTCTGAAAGCAGAGCATCTTTCAATGTTTCTAATACATCGTAATACGCAAATGCTCCTCTATGTTCTATTGCACTCATTTATTAAATTTGTTTTTAATACTACTGTTATCCAGTTCTGTTTTTTCTTTTTTATAACTAAGTGCGTGTAAACACGTGTGTAAGTTTAATCTTGTAACCTCATCTATTTTAAGGACATTGAACTCAGCAAGTGCTTGAATTGAGTTATACCAGCCGTAGCGTTCTGTAAAGTTTGATCTTGCATCAAGTCCTCCGTTTCCTCCGTCTCCAAATAGTCGATCATAGCCACTGACAATTCCTTGCCTAAATTCCAAAAAAAAACTAGACTGCTAATTACTGCGTCCATTGGTGTATGCCTCATAGCATCGTGATATGCATCGCCTTTGTAATCCTCAATCAAATACTTGTCCCCACTCTTTTGTTTAATAGGTCTATATAGCACACTCATAACTCTGTACATATTGTCCCAGTCCCCTAAATTAGAGTCAATGTCAATATACTCGCCAAAACTCATATCGTCTAGCTTAGGTATAAAACCAAACTCAGTGTCACCAAGCTTAAACGACTTCACCAAATCTGGCTGCTGATTTAAGGTGTTGTTAATTACCGAAACAATCTTAGTAACATCGGTTACTTTAAACTCTAAAGACTTATTGTAAGGCACTCCGCAAAAAATTTCTAGTACTTTCTGCTGGACAAAAACATCGCTATTCTCGTCCTCTTCGTTTATATCTAGGATCTTTAAGTATTTGACGTATTCAGACAACGCTATTTCGCTAAGTCTATTTGGTACATTTAGTTTAATGTTCATATTAATATAACGTAAGATTTAATGTTTTTATGAAATTGTATACTTGCCAAAGTTTGGCTTACTTATTATGCTATAAGTTCCGTAACGCACCGCGTCAATAACGTGATTGTTTCGATCCTCTGGCTTGTTAGTCAGGTTTCCAGATTTGTCTTCTAGCCATTTATAGTTTCTAAATTCTTGTATAGCGTGAGAGCTATCCTTTGTGATGTTTATCTTGTATCTTTTTAATAAGTCGATCCCAGCATTTACACTGTCCCTCCCTTTAATACTAGCTTTTACGTTCCAGCCCATACGCTTAAGCTCATCGTTTAATCTAGGCTCTGCTGAGTCTCCCCAGATTAGTTCCCTCCCTATGCCTATGTCTTTGAACTTTCTGTGTATATCGTGTCCAGTCATCATAGTCTGGTAGAAGTATTCTTTTATGTATAAATCATAACCTCTGAGCCAAACCCCTACCAATGCAGTTGGATCGTTTGTATATCCGTAATCTAAGCCAAAAGAAATAAACTTAGCATCGTCTGGCACTTTATCCACTACACTGTGAGTAAATATAACAGACTT